AATTCCTGACCGTGCTAAACGCATCCAGTTTTGCTGAATCGCCCCAGGCAAGGAAGCAGTCTTGGGCTGCGTGCCCTTCGCTATCTCGTCAGAGATCAAGCTAACATCTGCTACGGAAGACGATCGCTCGAGCGACGTAAGCGCATTTCGAACACGACCTCTGTAAGAGGTGCATTGGGAAGGCGCGAAGGCTTTGCCATGATTGAACAAACCCGAAGTGCCGCTGAGATGCTTGATGCCAAAAGATTAACACGCGGCATTCAAAATTGAAATCGCCGAGCGTGCTGCTCCAAGCATTCCTGACTGAAACCCCCCTGGCTCAACCCTCGGCGCTCGGTCGGTGTTGATCTCATAGAGTGCTACGGCGCCCTCAGCTCGCCATTGCCGCCCCCGAGCGCGACCTTGGCCGCCTCGAGCGGCGCCTCGGCGCCCAGCTCCGCGGCCTTGCGCTCATGCTCCAGCCCGGCGCGGACCCGCGCCAGCTCGGCTTCGGCCGTTGCCTTCTGCCGGTCGATCTCGATCCGTGCCGCGGCGCGCTGCTTCTCGATCTCGATTTCGGCCGCGGCCTTCATCGCCGCCACCTGCATCTCCGCCTGTGCCTTGGCCTGTTCGATCTGCAGCTGTCCCTGCATCATCGTCTGTCTCGGATCGGGCGGTGGCGGCCCCGCCGATGCCGGCGCCGGTGTCGGTGCCGCGTCCGGATCGGCGAAGAACAGCTCCGGCGCCTTCAGCCCCGCATTCTCCACCAGCCGCGACAGCGTGTTGTGGATGTGATGGAGCGTCACGAGGGGCCCTTGGACCCCGCCCTGAAACTGGATCGCCTGCACCTGCAGCGCCAGGACTTGCTGCAGATGCATCAGCATCTGGTCCTTGTTGCCGGTGCCGATCCCGACCGTCACGGCGAAATCCATCTGGTCCGACCATTCGCGCGGGTCCATCGGGACCCAGCGATTGCGCAGCCGGACGATCCTGGCCTTGTCCTGATACTTGCAGACCAGCTCCAGCGTCTTCTTGAAGGCGCGCTTCAGGCCCGACTCGGCGAAGATCCGCGCGACCAGGGCCAGCCGCTCCTGGCTGAAGTTCGTGACCGCGTTGACGCCGGTCGCGGTCTTGTTGAGCGCGTTGGGGTCGAGGCCCTGCATCAGGCGCGAGACGCCGGTGCGCATCTCCTTGGCCTGGTCGATATATTCCATCACGCCCAGCGAGGCCCCGGCTGTGAAGGGCACGGTGATCGGCATGATATGGTTGCCGACGGGCCCCGCCTGATCCTCGACCCTGACCACGCCGCCGATCTCGCGATCGAGCGCGTCGCCCAGATTGACCCGCTCGGTGACGCCGAGGCCGGGATTGTTGGTCAGATAGAGATTGTCCAGCACCTGGCGCATCAGCGCCGTCTTGACCTCCTGGATGTCGCCGACCTTGTCGTCGAGCGATTCCCCGACCAGCTTGTGCGGGGTCGGGAACGGGGTCCAGGAGCAGAAGGGATGGCCGTCCACCTCCTCGTCGAACAGGATCTCGACCGAGGATGAGGGGCCGGCGACCGTGATCTTGCGCCACTCGGCGATGCCATCCTCGTCGGCGTCGACCTTGAGATAGCATTCCGCGACCCAGACCGAGCGCATGGCCGGGTCGAGGCTGGTGTCCTCGTCGGCCGGCGCATCGTTCTGATCGGGATGCCGACGCGCCGTTTTCTCGCTGTCCAGATCGTCATCGCCGGTCTGCAAGCCGAGCGCCTTCGCCTTCGGCACGCCCATCTCGATCAGATCGGAGACAGTCTTCCGGCAGCGATGAAACGCAAACGCCATCTCCTCGTCCGAGACGGCGCGCGGGTCGCAGCCGAAATCTTCGGGCGGAATGGCCGCAATCCGCACACAGCCTTCCTCATTGATCCGGTCGATCGCCAGGTCATGGACCGGCAGCGCCACGGTCTGCCTCGTATTCGGTTCGAGCACGCTTTCGAGCCGCTCCTCATGCCAGGCAACGTTGTCGTCTTCGCCGAGATCGAGCGCGCTCAGCTCCTCTTCCGTCAACCCGCGATAGGTCTCGCGCCGTCGCCGCTCGGCCCGGTCCCACCAGACCTTGATCACGCCGAGGCGCTGCAGCAGCCCGTCTTTCAGCCAGTGATGCAGGATCATCGGGCCGTTGTTCTGGCTCGACCAGATCCAGTTCACATAGTCGCTCGCCTGCGCTGCGGCCGCCTCGTCCTCGGGCCCTTGCGGCTGGAACTGCCCGATCCGCTCGCTGCCGGCGAAGATCTTCATCAGCTGCGGCATCACGCAATCGACCGCTTCCGCGACGTCGCGCCAGACCACCTGGGAGTGGCCCTCGCGCTCGCGCCCGTCCGGCTCGCCGCGATAGCGCTGCAAGGCCTGAACCCGCGCGCCCTTGAGCGCGCTCGATTCCTGCCCCAGCGCCTCGGTCAGGCGCGTCTGGATGATCGACTGAAGCGCGCGTTCGGAAAGCATGGATCTCGCTGTCGATAAGAGAGCTCTCACCCCCTTCCCTTGCGGGAGGGGGTAGGGGGAGGGGTACTGCCCGAAGCAAATGGTCAAAGCCGCAGCCATCAATCTCGCTCTCGGCTTGGAAGTAGAGCGAAGCGATCTGAAAGACTTGGCCCAGGGCAGGAATGCGCTCGTTTATGATTCAGAATCTGAACTTGCTGCCGCACCGCCGATGCGGAACCTATGCCCGGTCTTGGCCATCATTCAGGAGTCACGGCATTGCGAGCGCTACTCTTCACCACGGGATCGCCCTTCGCCCGCGCGATCCGGATCATCCTCGACGAACTGAATCTCGACTATGAGAAGCGCGAAGAAGTCACGACGCCTTCGGTACAGCAACGCGCCGCGACTTCGCCGACGCTCCAGGTCCCCGTCTATTGGGACGGCGATTTGCGGCTATGGGAAAGCGATCTGATCGCCGAGTATCTGCTGCATAATTACGAGAAACGCCCGGACGCGGAGCCGCCTCTTTCCGAACGGGCCTGGCGGCCATCCGACGAATGGCGCGACAAGCTCGTTCTTTCGACGATCCAGACGATGGGCACGGCCATCACGACCATCTCGCAGATGAAGTGGGCCGGAGTCGCCGTGGCGAACAATGCGCATCTGACGCGTGCCGCCCAGCGCCTGCCCTATGCCATGAAATGGCTGGAGGACCAGTTGCCCGACGACCGGTCCGGATTTCTGCCGAGCTGCCTGTCGATCCAGGACATCTTCCTGGCCTGCCATCTGCGGTTCGCCGAGAATCGCCCGATCGGCATCGATCCACGCACCTCGGATCACCCGAAGATCGCGCGGCTGCTGTCGCGCCTCGACGAACGCCCGAGCTTCCGCGCCAACCCGATCTGGTGGTGGGAGCCCGGCGTCACCGGCTATGAGGCGGACGGGACGCCGATCTATGGCGGCTAGAGCAAGATCGGATCAGCTTGAATCAAGCTGATCCGTGAATCTTGCTCTAACTCAAATAACTAGAGACTGATTCACGCATCAAGCCGGTTCGGCTTGATGCGATCAGGCTCTAGGCCGCCGGTGCGCGCTCGTCCGTGTCTGGTGTTTCTCGGGCGCGTTGAACGCCGCATTCGACAGCCGCTTGCGGCCCAGGATCGGAATCCGGAAGATGGACAATGTCCATGCGGTCAAGCCCCAGGCGAAGACCGCCGCAGGGCCGGGTCACAATTCTGTCAATGAACAGGCCTAAAAGTCGATCAATCGTGGAGGGAGGACAGGATGAAATTGCGCGCTTGGTTTCTTTCGTTGGCAATCCTCGCCGGCTCGGCCGCTGGCGCATGGGCGGATGGGCAGAAGCTCACATTGCTGACATTCAATATGTGGGGGGCGGGAGCCAACGCCAACAAACCCATCGACGAAACCGTCGCCGTGATGAAAGCGACGGGCGCCGACATCATCGGCGCGCAGGAGACGGTGCCCGAACCGGACCCATGCACGGCCGAGGTTTGCGCCGCGACGGACAACAGCCGCGCCAAGGATATCGCGGCAGCGCTCGGCTATTACTACCATGAGTTCAAGCACAACACCGAGAATCACTGGGCCGATGCGGTGTTCAGCAAATATCCGATTGGCAAGGAGACCCCGAACGGCGTCGGCGTCGAGATCGATGTGAACGGACGAAAGGTCGTCGTCTACAGCATGAATCTCGACGATGCTCCCTATCAGCCCTACCAGCTTCTGGGTATTGAGTACGACAAGTCGCCTTTCATCAAGACCGCCGCCGAGGCGGAGAAGTGGGCGTCGGATACCCGCGGCAAGGCGCTGGCCCTGCTCGTCGCGGATATCAACGCCGAGGCCGACGCGGATGCGCAATTCGTGATGGGGGACTTCAACGAACCCAGCCATTGGGACTGAAAAGTCCGTTGCGGCCGGGCACCAGCCATTGGCTGTCGACTGGCCGACCACCAAGGGCGTCGAGGCCTTGGGTTTCATCGATACCTTCCGGACCGTGTTTCCCGATGAGGTATCGAAGCCCGGAATGACCTGGACGCCAACCACCGATCCCAGCGCCACGGACGACCACCACGACCGCATCGATTTCGTTCTGGCGCGGGCAAAGAATCTGGCAGTGATGTCGGCCGGCATCGTAGGGGAGAAGGCGCCGGAAGCCGATCTCGTCGTGACGCCCTGGCCGTCCGACCATCGCGCCAGCATGGCGGTCGTCGCGTTTTGACCGCTGGCGCGGTGACTGCCCCATAGGCCAGGCTGAGCGGCATCCTGCCGGGAACGTCCGGTTCCTCCCGGAGGGTCCCTTCCAGAGCGTCGGTTCCTAGGCCTTTACCCGCTTTCAGCCCGGACACGCTTCCGGATGCCGATATCGATGCGGTGATCGCCTATCTCACGCGCATCGCGGAACAGCAGCGGTGAGATGCCCGCGGCCGTATCCGCGCTCAGCTGCGGAATGCGGCCCTGTGGCGACAGCCTCGGTTTACCGCGGCCGTTTGCCTTTCTTCGCCTCGGCCTTCGGCGCGCTCTCCTTCGGAGCACCGGCGTTCTGGAGAAGGAGATCGCCACCCGCCGGGGGCGTGTCAACACCGAGCACGGCGACGCGGCCGGTCGTCTGCCCCGGGTCATAGCCGGCAAAGCGCTCCAGCCCCGGTCCATGCTCGGCCAGCGCCTTCGCCGCCGCGTCGTCGCCGCTGGCCGCCTCAACGACGACCTCGCGGCTGCGCGACAACATCCGCCCCGCCTCGTCCCGCTCGAAATAGCCGAGAGTTACTTTCTGTAGCATCTCGATCTCCGTCTTATTTTCCCTCGCCGCCCGCGTAGCGGGAGGAGAGGGTTGCGCAGGGTTAGTCGCAGCGAGGCGGAGACTTACCCGAAGCTGGGAGAGGTGGGCTTTTCCTTGCGGCAGCCCCCTCTCCCGGCTCCGGCTAAGTTTCGGCTTCGCCTCAACCAAGCCTGCGCATCCCTCTCCCCCACTCCGTGGGGGTGAGGATGAAAAATGTCATCTGTCATCTGTCATCTGACATCCGACATCTGATCTTAAACCACCCATCCCTTGTCCCGCCGCGGCAGCGCCCGCGCCCCATCCCTCACCTGCGCCAGCCCGACCGCGAGATAGCGGAAGGCGTCGGCGCCATGGCTCGACCAGTCATGCACGGGGCGCGAACGATAGGCCCTGAGCCGCTCGTCATAGTCCCGCCGGTAATGGCGCAGCGCCGCGAGCCCTTGCGCACAAGCCTCGCGGTCGAACCAGCAGCGCGGCAGCAGAAGGCGCGCCGCGTTGACGCCGTCCTCGATGCGCAAGGCCGGCAGCACCCGGGCCTTGAGGCCCAGCGAGGCCAGGGTCTCGAGGCGGCTCACGCCGGTGCCGAGCTCGCGCACTTCGGCGTCATGCGGCAGCCAATGCTCGCCGTAGACATAGCCACGCTGCTGCAGCAGACGGACATAATGCTCGAGCCCTTCGCCAGAGGTCTCGTAATACCCGATGAGGCGCACTTCGGCGCCGACCGCCTGCGCGAACCAGATCGCTGTCGAATCGTCCATCCCGAGATCCCAGGCGGTATGGACCGGCAGCCGCGGGTCCCACGGCACCAGGCCGATGCGATCCTCGGTCGCTGCCTCCTCGATCAGCTTGCCGTAATAGCTGCCGGCTGCGGCGCTCTCGAAGCTGCACTCGAACTCCTGCGCGTACTCCTCGGGCGTCATGATCCGGCGCGCGGCCGCCAGTTCCTCGGCCGCGATCAGGCCCGTCTCGCTCGCGCGATGCAGGGCCGTTAACCAGTCGGGATCCTGGCGCGCCGCCTCATAGATCTCGTGGAATCCGTTGCGGCCCTGGGGCGTGCCAATGAAGATCGCCCAGCCCTGTCGGTCGGCCAGCGCCGGCCGGACCACCTCGCTGAAGATGCGCGGCGCCATCTGGCCATATTCGTCGAACACGATGCCGTCGATATAGAGGCCGCGCAGCGCATCGGGATTGTCGGCGCCGAGCAGCGCGATTCGCGCCCCGTTCGGCAGATCGATCCGGAGCTCGCCCTCATGGCGCAGCGTGCCTGGAATCGGCCCGGTGAAATGCTTCAGATAATCCCAGGCGACCGCCTTGGCCTGGCGATAGGTCGGCGCCAGATAGGCGAAGCGCGGCCGGGGGCTCGCGCATTTCACCGCCGCGCGGATCAGGTGATTGACGCAGAGCACCGTCTTGCCGAAGCGCCGGTGGCAGACGACGACGTTAAAGCGGCGCATTTGTTCATGCAGCGCCTGCTGCAGGGGCCGTGGCCGATAGGGCAGCGCGATCAGCGGCCCTTCTTCGTTGCCGGCAGTTTGCCGCTCTCCGGGCTGGTGCTTGCGCTCTTCGTGCGCTTCTGCTGGTCCCGAGTCCGGCTCTTCGGCTCCATCCATGCGAGGCGCACAACCTGTTCCTGCGCGGCACGCTTGCCGCTGTTGATCCTGTTCATCGGCCCCACCTCTTCGCCCCCGCCGCCGAGCGCCCATGTCACCAGGTTCGTCGCCGCGGTGACGCGGACAGCGGGCGGTATCTGCCTGCTGAAAGCGACCCCGGCCAGCGCCCGGATTGCAATGCGGCAATGCGCACGGGCGAGCCGGCGCACATACTGCTCGTTGGTTTCCGTATCGGACGCCGGCGCGTCGCGCCGGCGGCGGGGCGGTGGCCGGTCAGTCTCCTTCGCGGTCATCGGCGGCGCTCCGCCATGCCATAGAGCTGCGCCAGCGCATCGAGCCCGAGGACGACCGCCGCGCGCTGGCGCGCATCGCGCCGTCCTTGCGCCGGATCGGCCGTGGCCGCCCGGCGCCCCGGACCTCGCGGCTCGAGGAACGAAGGCCACTGGGCGAACACCGCGACGTTCTCGGTCGCCTGCGCCGCCGCCAGACCCTCCCGGAGCAGCCTACGCTTGCCGCGGAGATAGAGACGATGGGCCAGGGCCAGGAAATCCTCGTCGGTCTCGACCGGCATCGGCGCCGCGTTCATCGCGAGCTGCTCGTAATGGGCGTTGGTGCTGAGATGCGGCCAGCGCACCGTCTTGCGGTAGAGCCAGGCATAGTAGCGGCCGGCCTGGGCCTGAGAGGGCTGGATCATGCCCTTGGCCTCCATCAGCGTCAGGGGATCCTCCGCCAGGAAAGGATCGGTGCCATCCGCCCGCAGCGCGCGATGGCGCCGCAGCTCGGGCGTGCCAGGGTCGATGAGGGCGGGATGTTTGCGGGGTCGGCCGCGCTTGCGGGGCGTGTCTGCCATGGATCGCGATCCCCCTTTGCGGGCCCCGCCCTACTCCAGCTCCTCCTCGTCGAGCCCCAGGGCCCAGCGCTTGGCCCATTCGATCAGCCAAAGTGCCCGTTCCGCGGTCATCTCGCTGTTGATCACCTCGAACGCGCCGTCGGCGGTGACGCCGAGCCCGATTACGTCCTCCCACTCGACCTTGGCGATCTCCGCCGTCGCCTGCTCGGGCTTCAGCGTGTCGGACAGCGGGAAATCGACGACGGGTGACGACATGCGCTCTCCTACGATCTTCACCCCCTTCCCTTGCGGGAGGGGGTAGGGGGAGGGGTATGTATCAGGAAAGAACGCGCTCGTGATCGTCGCTCTCGCTCGAAGCTTGAAAGTAGAGCGAAGCGATCACATGAACTTAGCGATCACGGGAACTTGGCCGAGGGTCCGGGGCCTTCCGTCGACCCCGCGCCGAGCATACGCATTTCTACAAAAATCCTACCGCAAAGTCAAGTGATTTTGCGTTTGCAACTTATGCACAAGCCTGCTATCGGTGAACCATGAGCGAAATCTCCGAAGCCGCCCGCCGGCTCAAGCTGCTGCGCGAGCGATCCGGCCTTTCCATGCGCCAGGTCGCGGATGCGCTCGGCTGGTCGTTGACCCGCTACCAGCACTACGAGGACCGTTACAAGCGGCGCTGGCTGCCGCTCGATCTGACGCGCCAGCTCGGCGCCCTGTTCGAGAGCCGCGGCATCGATCCGCAGGAACTGCTGGCTTTGGCTGGCCTTGAGGCGCCCGATCTTCCCGCCCCGCGCATGGGCCCAGCCTCCGGGCCGGGCTTGAACGCGCGCGACCTGGTGATGCCCCCGCCCGGCCTCGGACGC